AAGCACGAAACAAAGCCAAAGCAAGAGTGGTTGATCCGGTTAGCGTAAAACAAATCAACGGATTGAAGAAACTGTTTGAAAACATGGATGGAGTTGATGTAGAAGTCACCGTCGATGCGTTTCGTGATTGTTTTATGGTAAATATTACAGCCGGTCATCCCATTGTATTAAATAAAGAGCAGATTGAAGTACTGTATCCTTTGTTGGAACACTCTACTCGTTTATGGGTTGGTTACGATGACATCATGGAAACGCACGGTATTGAGGTGGAGTTCCCACACTATGTGTACGAGTGGTAACTCGTTTAGCGGTTGCGAGTCAAAACAAAACCGCTGCCATAAAATCACTCTTTTATCAGAGTGACAAAAAGTAAATATAAACCAATTAAGTGTATGCGATAGATTTTTGCATACACTTTTCTTTTACCTAAAAAGAGGTGGTTAGAGTGTACGAGAGTATCAAAACAATACAAGATATTCGTGATGAACATATTGATGTATTGAGGGATTTCGGTGTAAAGGTTACATCTCAGATTGTGCGAACAATCGAAACCAAGACAACCGAAATTGCGATTGAAAATTACTGTCGTATTTTAATAATTAAACGATTAGAACAGGAGGAATAGCTTCTTATGCTAAAGGTTGGAGATAAGGTAAAAATACTTCCGACAATACTATCAGCTTATCCTAATTTTCCGTATGTAGGGGTAGTAGGCAGAGTTCGTGCTATTGACAACGATAGTGATTCGATAGCTGTTGAGTTTTCGCATCCTAATGAGTATTTTCATAACTGTGACGGGAAGTCTGGGCAGTATTCTGGCTGGTATTGTTGTAGGAAAGAGTTGGAATTTATACCTGATGATAATTTTCCAGATATTTGGGAATATATCTAACATATAAACAATTTTAGGGAGGTTATAAAGTAAATTATGTTGATGACAAAACACAATATCACAGTAGAAGGAGATTACAAAAATGGCAGGCAGAACTATTAGTAAGGAACTAAAAGCCCAGATTGTGTCGGCTTATAGACAAGGCGAAAAAATGAAAAACATAGCTGAATTGTATGGGGTATCATATCCCACTGTTTCTAAATTAGTCAGAGCATCGGCTAATTCATCTGTTAGTCTTGTAGGCATTAAAAAGGCATGTCCTAAGTGTGGTAAAGATAAACACGAAGTGGGTTCATATTATTGCTCACATTGCGGAGCAAACATTATGACAGAAGATCAAAAGTTGTCAAGAGAACTTGACAATATTGCAAAAACAATTCGTTTTTGTTTGCCACAAGCAAAAGAATCCGATAGAGAGAAGATTGATAATTATGTTGCAGTTTTAAAAGAGGCGGCATTAAAAGTAGGAGGTGAGGGGTGATATGACGGTAATTGCAAAGAATGGTCACTTTGAAGTTATTGATGAGCATGGCAATGTGTTGTGCTCGGGTGACACCGAAACAGAAGCTGTTGAAGCGTATGAAGAAATAGGATTTGAATAATGTAACATTTGCTTGCTTTATTAAATAAAGCCGCCTTACTTAAAGTAAGGTGTTAGAAAGGTTAGAGAGAAGAAAGGGATACAGGCTGAAGAGAGTTCGATGCGGGACAGCTCTGGCAGGGGGTGTCGTCAGGAAACCAAAGTTCTTACACAGAAAAGACTCCTTCCGAAATCAAACCCAAACGGAAAAAGCACATAAGAAGACTACTTTAGTAGTCGATAAGAGCAGAAACCCCAAACGATTAGCCAACAAAAGGTTCAATTTACAGACTCTTCTCAAGTTCCATCTTTATTTAAGAAATGTTATAGCACCCCTTTAGATAGGGGTGAGCGGTTACAAAACTACTACCTCCTCGTGGTGTAACTGGGTAATGCTAAAGTAGAAATAAATTAAAGTGCCATACGAGGCAGAAAGGAGTCACAAAATGACTGTAAAAACATTAAACAATGTGATGGTTATTGAAGCCAACTTTTCAATGGAGGAACTTTTTAAAGTTTACAAACACAAGCCAGATGTATTGTCATTAAAGGATGATGATGGCAATATGCTTTTCGCTGTAAAGCCAAGCGAACACAGAGAGAGTTTTGGCGATTGCGGAATTTCTTTTGTAAGTAATTCTTACACAGCGTCAAAGGCATCAATTACAATTCCTCTCCCATCAGAAGCTGCCGACAACACAAAGGTGTGGATTGCAGAAAACTTTGGTTCAATTCTGACAAATCTTGAACAGATTGAAAGAAATGTATCAGAAGCTTGTATTGATATTGATGCAAACATTGCAAAAATTGTCGGCTCAATTGTAACAGCGTAAACAAGGAGGAAATAATAATGAAAAGCATTAAAGTTCAGAATAATCTTAAGTCAAAAACAATCATTGGTAACCCAGATGAAATGACAGTTCAGCAGGCTTTCAATGAAGCTCAGCTCGAAATGGGTAATGGTATTCTCAATCTTAACGGCGTTGTGGTATCTGCACAGGATGTCAACAGAACGCTGTCTGACATTGTTGGCGCAAGAGATACATACATTCTTGCATCGGTTGTTAAAGCTGATTGTGCATAATTTGATTTGAAACAAGGGAGAGCGTACTCTCCCTTTGGCATTTGCATTGTCGAAAGACTGCTTTACTTAAAGTAAAGTATTAGAAAGGTTAGGAGCATAAGACTCACCCGGATGGAGATGCTGGTGGAGGCGAAGTGAATGAAATGCACGGTGATGAAAATGAAGAGCGGCGACTATCTCACAAAACCAAGGGTTACAACTGAAAGGAACAATCGTATCCACGGTTTGAAACTGAAAAAACCACATCAAAGCTATAAGTACATCAAGAATTCCAATGACCAAGCTTCCCGCAGGCGTCTTCTCGCTGCCATAATTGTATTTAGAAATGCCAAAATCTAAGGAGGAATAGAAAATGGATTTAATTACAAATTTATACACTCGGAGTTGTTTTGATAGCCGTCTTACATTTGGAGATGATTGCCCCAAGATAATCGAAACATTTGTCAAATGTGTTTACGAACCTTATTATACTAAGAACGGTGATTTGCCATCTATATTTTTTGATTGTGTTTCCGGCGCACGGGCACCACAGAGAGCCGCAACAGACAAAGCTGTTTATATATGGTCTAACGACATAGAACCCACCATGGAGGAAATTAATAAGAAATTTAACTGTAGTGTGGAATCGTATGAGAATTATGATAAATATTGCGAATTAACCCACAATAAATCAAAAGGATGGGTTGGCGGCAATCAGTATATTTTTTGGACAGAGCCGTTTAATGCAAAATGTGCAGCAGAAACGATAGCTGTTTTTCTTATTCCGCTGTTTGACTTTGTTTGCACTGCAAAAGAGATCAAAAACAAATTCAAACCAATTGTTGATGGAATAAGCCAAGGTTCGTATGATAAATTGTTCGAGTTAGCCGACAAAATTTCAGAAGAAAAAGGATTATCGAAGATTGTGTTAAATGCTCAAATTGCCGATCTTACGCAGTATAAAAAGAAACGCACTCTTGATCGATTACACGATAGGATTAAGAATTATGAATCGGATTATAGACATTATGTAGCCAATGCGACAAAGGTTTACGAAAACTTGTTGGATTGCAAAAAACAATTATCATTATACAACGATAATGATAATGATAATGCTGCATTGATAGATATGCTTACAAACAACAGTGCGATTTCTAATGTGAAAATTAATGGAGGAGACCTTGAGTTTGTAGTATGCAACCCGATTACTCAGTATGATGAAGATGCTTTTGCCGAAATATTAAAATCAGAAAATTCCACTATTAATAATATGCCAAGCGTAAGTAAGGATGTTTTATGTTGGATGGTTGATGGCAGAATTGATCTATTAACCGAATGTGGAATCGGTATAAATCTTGATAGCAATTGTTTTGATGCTTACGAGACATATATATACGGTTATATGCCTCATCCTCATTTGGCTTTATTTGATTGCTTTGGAGGTTTTAGAATAGATATCGCAACTGCATTAGCAGAAGGCAATATCTGCTATGCAATACAGCTTATTCTTACTGCGTCACAAAATTTGAATTTTATGGATTCTACGGTGATGAGCAAATTGGGCAATCTGCTCAATGAGGCAGACTACTCGTGTATTATGGATAAGGAGTCTGGAGAGGTTATGACAGTAAACGAATGGAACGAAAGGAGAAAATAAAATGCAACTTTTAAAGATACCGACAGGTATGGAAACACCTACAATATCTTTCACTCCATTAGCTTTTGCCAAAATGATGATGCTCGTTGAGGTAAATGACAAAGAGGTGGGGTGGCATGGCACAGTTGAAAGGCAAAACAACAACTTTGTTGTTACTGATATCTTTGTGTATCCTCAAGTAGTTACTCGAACAACCGTTGAACCTTCTCAGGAAGAGTATAACGAATGGCAGACTGAGTTGCCAGACGATATACATAACAGTCTTAGATTTCACGGGCATTCTCACGTAAATATGGGAACATCGGCGTCATCTGTTGATACAAAATTTCAGCAAGACATCGTGAAAATGATTGATAATACTGATTTTTATATCTTTATGATTATAAATAAAAAAGGTGATTTTAATATATATCTTTATGATGGTGTGCTTAATTTAGCATATAAGTCTACAAGTAAGGATACTCAGCCTGAGATAACATTAAACACAAATAATATTCAGTCGTTTGGAAAAATACTTTGTGTTTCGCCTGTAGTTTACGACATATTGATGTCTTTCAAGGAAGAATCAAAAGATATGGTTACAGAACCAAAGCCAGTATCGTATTCGTATTATGAATATCCTTACAGCTACGGTAATGTTGGTGTAAAAAGCCAGAGTTCTATTAAGCTATCTGTTGTAGAGATTCAAGACATATTTGGTGTTTCTTATGTGGATGCCAAAGATATACATGATGAGTTGAGTAATCTTGTATATAAAGAAGTGATAACTAACGATAGGCAGTCATTGATTGAACAGGCAAGCTTGTATATAAATTAAGGAGGTCTTACGGAATGGATTTAAGTAAATTAGGAGATATTAACCCATATCAGAAGGAGCTGTCAACCACTATACATATAGTCGGATGCGGAAGTGTAGGTAGTACGCAGGCAGAGCTTCTTGCAAGATATGGCTTTTGCAAGTTTAAATTATATGATTTTGATTTCGTTGAAAGTAAAAATCTTTGCAACCAGATGTTTTTTAATTCTGATTTAAACCACAACAAAGCAGAGTCATTAAAAAATATCTTGCTTTCCGTTAATCCGGATATCGAAGTTCAGGTGTTTGATAAAGGCTATATTGATCAGCGACTTAACGGAATCGTAATTCTTTGTGCTGACAATATTGATTTGTGCAGAAATATTTGCAAGCAGAATAGACTTAATCCATACATAAAGGTAATGTTGAATTACCGTACTGCAAGATACGATGCGCAGCACTATGCAGTAGAGTGGAGAGATAAACCAAGTGTGGATAATTTGATTAAAACAATGAATTTCACACATGAAGAAGCAAAAGCCGAAACTCCAGTGTCAGCATGTGGAGTAGAGATTGGTGAATCTATTGTTGTAAGAGATATTGTACTTAAAGGTACAACGAATCTGTTTAAATGGATTACCGAAAGAAAATTAAGCCCTTTGATTATATCTTCTCCATATAAATTTGACACGGTAGTAATGTAAAGGAGGGACAAGTATGTGCTACTATGTGTGTTTGCCAAAAACCGAATCGAAGCCTAACATTTGGAGTTGGCTTGAAGGTGATATACATTCTCCACAGTGGTTATGGGGTACTAAATCTGCGGCAGCCACAGTAACTCGCAGAGTTGATTTTATACCTGCGAGTGTAAAAGACAAATACAATGTCAATTTTATTATTGGCATATTGGATGCCTTTAATAAAAAATGGAGTTATCTTGGACAAGAAATTGAAAAACATTATTCTCATTTCTATATTCCAAAAAAGAAATTAGACGAATATGGCAGAGTTAAATGGAGAGAAATTTGTGCTCCAGATGATGAATTATCTGAAGCATTGAAGGACTTAAAAGGGATTTTCGAGACTGCGGGTGTTTCATTACATCACACCAACGCATACGCTTATGTTCGACATAGAACAGCCTCGGATGCAGTTTCCAAGCATCAGTATAACCATAGTCGCTGGTGGATAACAACTGATTTTCAAAACTTTTTTGGTAATACTACCAAAGAATTTCTTATGTCTATGATGGCACAAATATTTCCATTTAGTGCAGTTATTGAACGAGATTTTGGAAAAGAGTGTTTAAGCAGGGCATTGGATTTATGTTTTCTTAATGGGGGCTTGCCACAAGGAACTCCAATCAGTCCAATGCTTACTAATATTATGATGATACCGTTTGACTACATAATGACAAAAAAGTGCCGTGAAAAAGACTATATATATACCCGATATAGCGATGATATACAAGTTTCACACCGTAGAAAGTTTAATCCAGATGAAGTTCTTAGATTCATCCACGAAACACTAACTCAAATTCACGCTCCGTTTACAATTGAGAAAGAAAAAACAAAGTTTAAAAGTGGAAATCAGTTCGTATTAGGTGTTATGTATAATCAAAATTGCGACATTACAGTCGGTCATAAGAATAAAAAAGAGTTCAAAGCTACATTATTTAATTATATGTGTGATAGGCTAAGTGGTAAAGTTTGGGCGTTGCCACAACTCCAACAAATGATGGGTAAATATGCATATTACTCAATGATTGAAAAAGAGTATTTTGAAAATGTAATGAAGGAGTATTCTCGTAAATTTAAGCAGGATGTTATGAAATGTATCAAAGCAGACTTGCGTAGATGCTAATAACATCTGGTGGGATTTTATTAAATTCTTAATGAAAATTCATTGCAAGTTTTTCGGAAACCATTTTGCTTGTAAATATATTGAGCAGTCGCCAAGCGGTTAAGGCACTGGACTTTGACTCCAGTATCGTGGGTTCAATTCCCACCTGCTCAGCCAAACGGTATTGTGTAGCTTTATAACCTTGCGGTTCAAAATAAAAATCTACTGTTATTGTAGAAAGATTTTATACTGATCAGTCGCTTAAGTTGGCGTTGAACGGCGGTGTCCCTTGACTGTTGTTCCGTCAGCTTTCAATCTACACAATACCGGATATGACACAGTAGTCCAACGGCAGAGACAGCAGACTTAAAATCTGTAAAGTGAGAGTTCAAATCTCTTCTGTGTCACCATTTACAAGTGAGTGCAATCGGCACAAACTCATTTTGTAACCTCCTTTAAAGACACAAGACGGATAAGTGTCGCCAAAGCAAGTGGTTGTCTATTATGTACTGAGTCTGTCAAAGAATAATATGAAAGGATTGTGAGATTTATGGCTAAAGATACTTTTACAATTACACGAAAAATACAATTAGTGCCTGTAGGAGATAAGACAGAAGTTAATCGAGTTTACAATTATATTCGTGAGGGTATGAAAGCTCAAAATCTTGCAATGAATCAATATATAAGTGCGTTATATTTAGGTATGCAGAATGATGTTTCAAAAGATGACAGAAAAGAATTGAATAATCTATTTAGTCGTATTAGTACCAGCAAAAAGGGTAGTGCTTATGACGAATCAATACAGTTTGCTAAAGGACTTCCAATTGGTTCGATGACAAGAAAAGTTAAATCAGATTTTGATACAGCAATGAAAAAAGGACTAAAATATGGAAAGTTATCATTGCCGACATATAAAGACTCAAATCCTTTGTTGGTTCATGTAGATTATGTTCGTTTAAGAAGTACAAATCCACATCAAGATAGTGGTTTATATCACAATTATACGAACCACACTGAATTTCTTGAACATTTGTATAAGAGTGATTTTGAGTTGTTTATTAAGTTTGCTAATTATATAACCTTTAAAATTATTTTAGGTAATCCTCATAAATCAGCAGAAATTAGAGACGTGTTTAAAAACATTTTTGAAGAGTGTTATGCAATTCAAGGAAGTTCAATAGGCATTTATAATAATAAAATAATTTGCAATTTATCTATTTCAATACCTAAAAAACAATTGTGCTTGGATGAAAATATAGTTGTTGGTGTTGATTTGGGATTGGCTGTACCTGCTGTATGTGCTTTGAATACTGTGCCATATATTCATAAATCTTTAGGCAATTATGATGACTTTGTTCGGGAGCGTACTAAGATGCAATCTCAAAGAAAAAGACTTCAAAAGTCATTAAATTACGCTAATGGTGGACAC